TGAATCAGGTCAAGATAAATACGGAACGGTCACAGGCAATCCGGCTGCTGCCCTGGCTCAAGGACGACAGAGCACGTGTCGAATACATTCAAGCGACATTGCCAAAGGCAGCTCCACTGATGTTGACCAGGCCAAAAAGAAGCAATAAGGGATAGTGAAAGCGAGCACAGCGGAGCGAAGCTTAGCCGAGCGAAGTGAAGCCTAGCAGAGCAAAGCGCAGCAAAGCAAAACAAAATAACAGAAAGTGAGGAACACAAATGCCAAAGACTAAACAACTATTAACACAGACGATAAATGTTAGACTCGAAGGCCTATCGCCGATAATGTTTGACCGCTTCTATGGACAAGAGAAGGATAGTCGTCCACCGGAGCAGAAATTCTATCTGGGGCAGAATAACGAAGTTTGCCTTCCCGCCGAGAATATCTATGCGTTTCTGTTTTCTGAAAAGGGTGGCGGGTGTGCCAGAACCTTTGAGGGCACGAAGGGCAAGAAGTTCATCAGGATAGGGCAAAGTCATATAGTAGTCGAGCCATTATTGATACCGTTCATAGCCAATGGTAAACCGATTCTATTCGATAGATTTGACGGAGAACGGTTTTGGGTATCAGAGTATAGCCCGACTACAAAGCTATCTGGCGGCGGGATTATCAAACAGGATGTCAGGAAGCGGCCAGTTCTGAATCAGCCTTGGGAATTAGCGTTCACTATTAAGCTGATTAAGAACGAACTGATAGACGAGACGAGGCTCTATAATTGGTTCGTGCAAGGTGGAATTGAAATAGGTCTATGCAACTACCGGCCACGGTTTGGTAGGTTTATGGTAAAAGAGTGGGAATTAGGCTGATTCATCCCAGCATAGCGTAGCAAAGCTTAGCGAAGCAGAGCCAAGCACAGCCGAGCGGAGCACAGCATAGCGAAGCACAGTTTAACCAAGGATAATGGAGTTCAGTAAAGTGGAGGTCATCGCAGCGGAGCAGGGCAAAGCACAGCAAAGCACAGCCGAGCCAAGCAGAGCCTAGCGGAGCGCAGCACAGCATAGCAAAGTACAGTTTAACCAAGGATAGAGAAACTCAGTAAACTGGAGCTCATCGAAGCTTAGCGTAGCGAAGCTTAGTGTAGCGCAGCTGAGCAAAGCAGAGCACAGCCCAGCATAGCATAGCAACCTAACGGAAGAACCGCAGGTTTGGAAGAAATTCTGAATCTGCGGTTCTCTTTTGTTTTCAACAGGAGTTTGCAATGAAATGAACATACCATTTGTCAGAGCGCTAAACAGATTACTGGAGAGACGAAGCACGAATTATAGCGATATGGGGCGCTGGGAGAGAATTTTCACTAGCACATATGATACGAGCGCAGGCGTAAGTGTTAATCCGAATACGGCGCTACAATCGACCGCTGTTTTTGCCTGCATTCGTGTTCTGTCTTTTAGTCTTGCGCAATTGCCGTTAGTAACCTATAGGCGGCTTGAAAGGGGTAAGGAAAGGGCAACTGAGCATCCCGTCTACAAATTACTGCACGACCAGCCTAATCCAGAATTGACATCGTTTCACTGGCGGGCGACAGCAATGGCGCACATCTGCTTATATGGGAATTCGTATGCGGAAATAGAAGTTGACGGAGCTGGTTTGCCCGTTGCCTTATGGCTGATTCCTGCGTGGAGATGTGAACCTGTCCGTGTGAACACAGCCCGTGAACAAAACAAGCTCGTATATGAGGTCAATTTGCCCGATGGCAGCCAGAGACGGCTCCCGCCGGAGAAAGTTTTACATTTTAGGAGCCTATCAACGGACGGGCTGAAGGGATTATCAATCATTCGGCAAGCAGCGCAAGCAATCGGCGTCTCACTGGCTGCGCAGGATTTTGCGGCGCGATTCTTTGGCCAAGGTATGAATGTGGGCGGCGTGCTTGAGCATCCAGGACATCTATCAACTGAAGCCTATAACAATCTTAAGAACGACCTAGCAGAGAAGTATGCGGGATTGGGGAAATCGCACCGAATTATTCTTTTGGAAGAGGGTATGAAGTTCAATAAGGTCGGCATCCCGCCGGAAGAGGCACAGTTCCTGGAGTCAAGACAATTTCAGGTCGTGGACATAGCCCGAATGTTTGGCGTGCCACCGCATAAAGTCGGCGACCTATCGAGAGCAACTTTCTCCAATATCGAGCATCAGGCCATCGAGTTCGTTCAGGATACTATGATGCCTTGGTTCGTGAGTTGGGAGCAAGAGCTTAATCGTAAACTCTTGGGCGGCGACTACTTTTGCGAATTCCTGGTTGAGGGGCTATTAAGGGGCGATTCTGCATCCAGGGCCGAGTTCTACAAGGCAATGTTCAACATGGCAGCCCTTTCACCCAATGACATACGGGAAAAGGAAAACATGAATCCCGTTGAGCACGGGGATAGGTACTTCGTACCGCTCAATATGATGCCGATTACGTCACAAAATACGGAAGATAGAAAGCAGGAGAGACGAAGCCTGGCAACGAATAGGCTGAAGGTTGCAAGGTCGTACCATCTTATCTTTGAAGAGACGGCAAAGAGGATTGTCGAGCGCGAGACCCGGGACATTCGGAAGGAAATCAAGAAGCAACGAGAGTCGCGGTCAGTTGTAGGCTTTCGCGATTATATCAAGGATTTCTACCGCGACTTCCAGATATATATAGCCAATCAAATTAAGCCGCCTGTAGTCTCACTGGCAAAGGCTATTGCCAGTTTGGCGGCTGAAGAGGTTCACGCATCGGACTGTGAGCTAGCCGCGTTCCCCGATGAGTATGCAAGGACATTCGCCTACCGATATGCGAAATCATCGGAGGGACAGCTATTGGCCTTACTGGACGAGGGGGCTGATTGGGACGAAATCGAAAAGCGGCTTATTGAATGGGAAGAGAAGAGGCCGAATAAAGTTGCGCTCAATGAAATCATTCAGTTATCTAATGCTGTGGCCAAGCTCATATTCGCATCGGTAGGCATACAAATGCTGGTCTGGCGCAATGTCAGCCAGCGTCCATGCCCGTACTGTCAGCAAATGGACGGTAAGAAGGTTGCCATAGACCAGGATTTTTTAGGGCATGGGGCGCATTTGGAAGGCGAAGACGGGGGGACAATGGAGATTTATAGACCGACATCTCATCCACCTTTACATTTGGGCTGTGAGTGCCAATTAGAGCCCGCATAGGAGGTAACAATGCCATTACCAAAGCCAAAACCAAATGAAGAGCAAGACGAATTTATAGAACGATGTATGGGCGACGAAACTATGAAAGACGAATTCCCCGATGATAAGCAGCGATTAGCTGTCTGCTTCTCTCAATGGAAGCAAAAGGAGGCCAATATGATAGACAAAAGGGGCGCAATCCCGAGGCATAAGACTGCTACATCCGACAAGCCTTGGGATGGGCCAGCGAATGAAGCAAGGTTGAAGACCGACCAAGACTACGAATACTATCGTAGGGCATATGCGTGGCGTGACCCAGATAAAGACGAATCCAATAAAACGAGCTATAAATTCATTCACCATGAGGTCTCAGCAGACGGGAACCCTGGCGCAGCTAATATTCGGGCTTGCCAGACGGCGATTGCCGTTCTAAATGGGGCAAGAGGCGGCGCGGACATTCCGGACAATGATAGACCAGGGGTATGGAACCATGTCGCAGGACATCTACGGGATGCAGATGTGGAACCATCGCCCCTACGAAGCATTAGGGGAATTGAAAATAGGGCTTTCCCGGTTGAGCTACGCGTAGAAGGCGAAGGGAAGCCCAAAATCAGAGGAACGGCAGCCGTGTTTAATAGGCTATCAGAAGACCTAGGTGGCTATCGAGAAATAATTTTACCCGGGGCGTTCAAGGCTGCTCTTCCCCATAGCGATATTCGGGCATTATGGAATCATGACACGAATATAGTCTTAGGCAGGACGAAAGCGGGAACATTGGAGGTGTCGGAAGATGAGAACGGGTTGCAGGTAGTCATTGACCCGCCGAGCTGGGCGGCGCCGTACTTAGAAACGATAATGCGTGGTGATGTCTCAGAAATGTCCTTCGCATTTACGGTGGCACGGAATGGCGAGCAATGGGATGAGGATGGGCAGGTTCGGAAGATTATCAAATTCGACAGGATATACGACATTTCGCCTGTAACATATCCTGCCTATCCGCAGACAACCGTGAAGGTGAGGATGGACGAAACTGATAAGGACGAAATCATAGAATCTATTGGGCGTTATTTGAAACCGCCTCTGGACATTCAGGGCACTGAGGATAAGAAGCCTGGGTGCATTGATAGTCTGGAAATCAAGCGGAAACGCCTAGAACTAGAACAAACATAAGGAGGTAATATGAACGTTATTGAACTCAAGAAAAAGAAAGCGAGCCTTGTGGAAGAGGCTCGCAAGCTCCTGGATGGAGCAGAAGCCGAGAAAAGGGAGCTAACCGCCGAGGAAAAGCAAGAGTATGAGAAGCGTATAGCCGAAATTCGCACTCTTGCCGAGAAAATCGAGCGGGAAGAGGAGCTTCAGCGTCATGAGCTTCTCACCGCCAAGAAGGTTGAGCAAGTAGAAAGAGAAGCTCATTATGGGGAATTTCGGTCGTTGGGCGAATTCATTGCAACAGTCCGCTTCAACCGAAATGACCCGCGTCTCGTGATGAGAAGTAGCGAAGACCCGGTGGCGAAAGTTGGAGAGGGTACGCAGGGCGGTTACCTGGTTCCAGATAGATTTCTGGATGAAATTTTGCAGGTGAAACCCGAAGATGCTGTCGTGAGGCCGCGAGCCCAGGTCATCCCTGCTGGAGACCCGCCCGATGCCACGATATATGTTCCCGTGCTTGACCAGGCTGGAACGAATATGTATGGTGGCGTCGAGGTTCAATGGATTGAAGAGGGTGCAACTAAGCCGCCTTCGAAGCCGATTTTCGACCGAATTTCGCTAACGCCACACGAAGTCGCAGGAAGTATATCGGTTACCGATAAGCTTTTGCGCAATGCGGCTGCGTGGGACCCCCTTGCCAGAAGACTACTGCGAAATGCAGTAATAGCCGCTGAGGACGCTGCGTTTCTGACTGGAGGAGGCACAACTGAGCCTACTGGGCTAATTGGCCATGCATCGAATATCCAGGTGCCGAGAGAGAATGCGGGAGCCGTAGGCTACGAGGACATAATCAATATGTATGCTTCGCAGCTTATGGGTGGTAGTTACGTCTGGATTGCGAATCAGACCGTTCTGCCTCAACTGATGGCGATGGAAGATGGTGCTGGTCATCTCGTCTGGCAGCCCAACGCCCGTGAGGGTGCTCCTGGGACTCTGGTAGGAATTCCCTGCCTTATTAGCGGAAGATTGCCAGTTCTCGGTAACACTGGCGACCTTGTTCTGGCAGACCTGAAGTACTATCTCATCAAGGATGGTTCAGGTATCTTCATTGATGCGTCGCCTCACGTAAGGTTCACTGAAAACATCACGGTCGTGAAGGTGACCTGGAACGTCGATGGGAGACCCTGGCCATCGAGCCCATTCACCCTTGAGGATGGTTCAACTCAGGTTAGCCCGTTCGTCGTGCTGGCTGCTTCCACATCGTGAAGTCTTAAGGGAGGGGAGCGTTGAAACTCCCCTCCCGTGCTCGGTCCATGAAATACAAGATAAAGCGCGAACAATTGCGTCGCCGTGTACGGAGAATAAACGGCAAAATTATCGAAACGGGGAGCATGGAATATGAGAATAGAGATTCTGCGCCCGGTAACGATAGGCCGAAGGCAATACAACGAGGGAGATATCGTGGACTTGCCGAGATTGAGGGCGAAGGTATTGATTCGGTCGCAATCCGCCCGAGAGATAACAGTCACCGAGGCTCAAATAGCTCCCAGGGCTGTTTTCATTGATAAGGGTTACCTGCGGACTCCACCTGAGGTCGGGATTGAGCAAGATATTGTGTTCCTGACAGGTCATTTGGGGTGGCTAGGCTCAGCGATAGCAAAAGACTTATCACAATACTGGGAAGTTATCGGCTATGACCTCAAGGACGGGAACGACATTCTCGATTATGAGCGGTTGGGGACGGCGATGAAAGGTGCGACGATAGTAATTCATGGGGCGGGCATACCTCATCCGAATCCTAGGTATAAATTCGACGATTACTGGCAAACAAATGTGCTTGGAACGCTGAATGTCCTGCGTGCTGCCGTCGAAAGCCAGTGTTCCAGATTTATCTATCTCTGTAGCGGTGCAGTTTATGGCTGGGATACGGAAGGTATTATGAGCCCCTTGTATTTCCCAATAGATGAGGAGCATCCGCTATTAACGTCAACAATGAGGTTTGATGGGAAGCTGAACGCCTATGCACAGAGCAAGGTGATCGCAGAGCAATTAGTTGCCTGGTACGGCACGAATCACTGCTTTCGCCGAGACCCGCTAAGCGGTTGTTATCAGGCTGTGTCTCTGAGGATTGCACCCGCGGTGCCGACGACTGAGTTATTGTCACCTGTTAGGATGAGCGACCCGAGATACAGGGCAGACCGTGAAAAGACGTTCTGGGCGAATGCCGACCCGCCAACAGTGGCTTATGCGGTAAGATTGATACTCCAGTCTGGTATGCAGATTCCGTTTGACATATTCAATCTTGCCGAGAAGACGGTACCAGAAGGATTAGACCTGCGTAAGTATCTGAAGACGAAATACCCTGCCGTTCCTGTGAAGTCGGGATGGCAGCCACCCGAAAGCCTGTATAGCACAAAGAAGTTGCAGAGAGTGTTCGGCTTTTAATGCTATACCATTACTCCATAGCGAAGCTGAATAGCGACATAATCCATCACTACCTGCCCAAAATGCCACAGGATATTGACCTAATTGTGGCGATTCCTAGGGATGGGATACTGGTTGCGAGTTTAGTTTCGCTCTATCGGCAAATTCCGTTCACCGATTTGGGTGCATTCGTAGAAGGGAGAATATACCGTCCTGGCAAGAAGCACAGGGTCAAGCCGATTTATAATTGCCAGGTCAAGAGAATTCTGATTGTGGACGATATTTGCGCAACCGGCAGTGCAATGAGGGAGGCAAAGGCTGAAATAGCGAAATTGCAGTATGACATTTCTGTTTGCGCATCGACATTATATGCCTTCGGCGGCGAACAGAAGGTCAAAAGTCGCCTCATAGACTTTTATGGCGTCGAAATGAAATCACCGAGTCATTATGACTGGACGCTCTGCGATATGTTTCGGTCGATTAAGACGGGTTTCGATTTCGATGGCGTTTTGTGTCCTGATTGCCCTCCAGGGTGTGACGACCAAGGCATAAGATACAAAAGCTTCATACTGAACGCGCCACTCAAGCTCAAGCCTAACCAGATGGGGGCGATAATCACTTGGAGGCCAGAAAAGTTTCGGCGTGAAACTGAAGAATGGCTAGCAGAACATAAGATTACGTACAACCAGCTTATCATGGCTGACCGGGCAAAATGGAAAAGCCCCGTAGAGTTCAAGGCATTTCACTACAAGAATTCTATGTTGACGCTATATGTCGAAAGCTCGACAAGGCAGGCACAGGAAATTGCCCGCTTGACGGGCAAGCCCGTTCTGAGCCTTGAGACACAGGAGATGTTCTGAGTGGCCAATAATCGACGGATCGCACTAGAGGCGCAACAAAGCGGATATAGGAGGCGATAATGGCACTAAAATTGATAATACCACCCTCAGTTGAGCCGATTAGTCTAGAGGAGGCAAAAAATCATTGCCGCGTCGAGACGGACGCTGACGATGAGTTGATACGGGGTCTAATTAGGGCAGCCCGTGAATATTGTGAGGCATTTCAAGGCAGAA